CGCACGATCAAGGGGCCGTGCTTTGACTGCGATGTTGGGGATGCGTTCGGATGCGTTTGCCAGTTTTTTCCAGGCTCCGACCTCGCGTGTCCTTGTCATGGGAGTGTCAGAGATACAGAGCCGACTCCCAAGCTCGAACCCGACGAACTGCGGCCCAACGTGCCGCCGAGGATGATGTGATGACAACAATCTGGACCACGGAACGACCGACGCAGCCGGGGGAGTATTGGCTGAGCATCGCGCCAGACAAGCGCAAAGGACGGATTGATTTCCCGGCAGTGATGCCGTGCGATGTCAGCCTTTGCGCGAATACGTACCTGATGGATCGCGGAAGTCTCGACATCGGGAGCGATGAAAACGGCTTGACGCTTGCTGCGCGGTACATCACTGGAGGGGCATGGGTCCCTGTGGCAAACGATTGGTATGACGGCGCACTCTGGGCACCGCGCGAGACTCCGGCGCTGCTGGTGGCGCTGTGTGTGCTGGCGAGTCTGTCCGGCTGCCTGACCCCTGCCAAGCTCGCAGAGATGGCCCAGAGAGCCGACACGCTGAGCAAGGGCGCAAAGACGGACGAATGCGCGGACGCTGCCGCAAACGCAGCCAGCGCGGTTGTGGTGGCACTGGGGGACATGATCGCAGCGACCAAGATGTCTGACCCGGTGCGGTCGCCCAAATCGGCGCTGAGACTGGCCGAGGTGGCTTGCTTGGAGTGCGTGAGAGACAAAGACTGTGCCACTGACGAGGAGTGCGTCGGTGGGCACTGTCAGAAGAGGCGCAAGTGAGCGAACTACTCGACCTAGCATCCGCCGCGGTTGGTGCGCTGTCTGAGTCCGCAGCAGACAAGCGGGCTGATGAGGCGGCAAAGGTGCTGCCGGAAGCGAAACGGATTGAGCGGGAAGCTAAGGAACGCGCAGAGAAGCGCAAGAGGAGGAACCGATGAAGGATGAGACATTGCCAGCCAAGCGCCTGGAGCACGCAACCAGCAAGCTGCAAGACGCACTGTCGGCCATTCGTTTGGCACAAGAGGAACTGGCGCTGTGTGATGCTCAGATGCTCGGCAGCGATGAGCACCGACGTTTGATCGTGGCGGCAAGCGCAGAGAAACCCGTCGAAACCGCCGACGACATCCAAAGCCATCGCGTGCAGTCTGCGGAACTTGCCAACCTGGCTGGGGAACTGTCCAAGGCTGCGCGGGCGGTCAAGGGCAAGGCGAAGTTTTTGTCGGATGCGCTCGGGTCGGTCTACAGCAAAGAGCTGCTCGACGGAGACCGCGCCAAGGAAGCAAAGAAGGACAAGCAGGCCACGATCAAGTGGGACGACGACAAGTAGACCAAGGAGGGGGACCATGGGACACTTTGAACGGTTTGGGCATTACACAGAGCTAAGGACGATCGAGACGGCACGGTCTTGCACACTGAGGACCACGGCGATACTCACCCACTGCGGCGAGAAACGCGCGACGCATCAGGCCATCAATGAAAACGGCAATCGGGTCTTGCTGTGTCGCTACTGCGCAAGCTACGTCGAGGCGTATCAGTGGGCAGCCCGCATGCACTACCCACTGCGCGGGGAAGCACAGATCGTGGCGCTCGGGTACGTCTGGCGGTCGGCTGACGGGTTTATGATGCCGGTCGTCAAAGAGGCACCCCGGTCGGTTCGCGTGCTGGGAATGATCCAGCAGACACTGGAAGCCATGGTGCAGGGGCAGCTACTGCAAAAGATCGCCGGGCGCTATCTGCTGCGGGATGCGTGCCCAGCTTGTTTTCGGCGTGGTTCACATGACCAGGGCTGCGGCCTGAAGTTTGAGCCAGAAAAGTTCGCAGAGCGACGCCATGCCGCTCTATGACAACCCAGACCAGCTGTGCTGGCTGCGGTTTTCCTTTGACCCACCGCAGGATCACGACGTTGATCCGGGGTATTTGCTCTATCGCTGGCCTGCCTATCACCTGGCTGCGTGCGTCAAGCCCTAGCTTTCGGGCAGATACCGCCGCCACCGCTCATCATAAAGCACCGGCTCATCCCGCCACGATTGCAGCGGTGGAACTGGGGCCGACGTAAATCGTTCATCGCGCTGGGGCTGCACCTTGGGGGGCTTGACTGTTTGAGCTTCGCACTTGCAGCGGTTGCAGCGGCTCGGCGGGTCGCATTCTTTGCAGCAATTCCGAACTGTCGACGCCGTTGTGATCTCGGGTGATGCCGCTGATGCGGTGCGTTCTTCGCGCCGCGCCGAAAGCGACAGAGCAAGCAAGACAGCGAGCATCACAGCGGGCCCGCCTAGACTCGGCGGTTTTGGTGGCGGCATCTTCCCCGAGTAGGCGGCAAGCTGATCCGGCGTGGCGCCCTGAATAAACCGGATGTGCTTGTGATGATGCCACAGTCGGAAAGCTCCGGGGCCGCACCAGATCAGTCCGCCGACGATCAAAAAGACGACATGCCGCCAAGTGACCTGATCAGCCGGGATACCGAGCATCCAGCGGATTAGATCAGCGACGAACGATGGATTATCCATGGCTAAAACTGGAAGTTGTCGATACGCCATTTTCCAGCGCCCGAAAGTGGAAACCCGAGCTGCACGCTCCGAATGACTCCGAACGATGGCGAAACTCGGTCGATTACCTCGACGCGACTGCGAAACGCTGGTTTTGCCTCCGCGCTGCCAATCTCGACTCGGAGCGCGCTGTCAATGGACACCCGCAACGATTCAGCCGCCGGGCCACTCGCCTCAATGTCGACCGAAAAACTGACTTTTTCGCCGACAATTCCGCCGCTGCCTTTTTCCGCGCCCCAGATCGTCGACGGGTGATCACCATCTGGCATCGCGATATCCCACCCCACCACGCGCCCGCAAGAGATCACGGGCGTTGTTGTGGACTGCGGAGATCGCTCAGTAAACACCCAGTCGGAAACATCGCGACCGGGTAAACAGTCTGCCGTCGACGGCGCGTCACATGCTGTCAACAACAGGGCTGCCGCTATGATGCGAGAAGCGGGTAAATGGTGCGCAAGAGTCGTCAGCATGGTCATGTCCTTTGGTTAATGAATCGCGTAGATGTCCGAAAAAGGATCGGCGACACCGACGCGACTGCAAGCGTGACAAATCAAGGTGTCGTGATGCGGTCGAGGATGACCCGAAGCGAGGCAGCGAGCGATGGAAGCAGGCGGGGAAGGAATCGGCGCAGGGGTAGGATCAGCCGGCGGCTGTTTGGGCGCTGGCGATTCGGCGAGTGTTGTGCGTTTCGGCTTGGTACGTTTGCTCATGGTCTTTAAGGTAGCGATCAGAAAGACAGCGTAGCGTCTCTTTCTGAGTACGTCTGCGACGGATTCCTGCCCTTGGGGCTAGCACGAAAACAAAGCGCTGTCTAGTGGGTAAAATGAAAAAGAGGTGTGTTAGACTTTGTTAATGGAACAAATCGAGGGCGTAAAAAAGTACGAGTTGGCAGACGGCGAAGAGGCCATGCCAGATGACCCGATGAGGCGTAATAAAGCTTACGCTTTATATGTCAAGGGTTGGTCAAAGTCTCGCATCGCAGCGCGATTTAAAGTAACCCAGATGACTGTTTGGCGCTGGATCAATGCGGTCGCCAAAGAGTCAAAGATCGATGCGGAATCGGCGGCGACCATTCGTCAGGTCGAAGTGGACCGGCTGGACGATATAGAGGGGCGGCTACTGCGTCAGATGCAGCAAGCTGAAAGCCGAGCGGCCCGCAAAGATGACACAGCGACGGAGCGTTTTCACAAGCAGATATACGAGGCGATACGCACCGTGCGCCGTCGATACAAAGACGGCCAGATCGATGCAGATACGTATCACGGGGCGCTGATACAGCTTTCGCGGGCAAACAGTGATGCGGTTAAAACGCGGGTCGAGTTGCGCAAATCGAAGTTTGATCTGGCGCGTCTGGCGCTAGCGTACTCGACGATTTTGGAAGCCAAACGGAAACTATTGGGCCTGGATGAACCCGACAAGGTGCAGATCGCGGGCGTGATCTACACGGTGCGCGAAGCGTCGCCAGATTGCCCAGATTGGGACAAGCCAGCACAGGTAGAGGCCAAGGTTCATGCCGGCTGAGTTTTCCCCGCTGCCCTGGCAGATTGCGCCATGGAAGGACACACGCCCGATCATGCTGCTTTGTGGCGGAGCTGGGTCTGGCAAATCACTGCTTGCTGCGCACAAAGTGATTGCGTTTCTGTCGCGGTTTCCGAAGTCGCTGGCGATCGTGGTCCGCAAGTCGCGCAGCTTCCTTCTGAACTCGGTCTTGCCATCGCTGATCAAGCTTGTGCCGCCTGGCACGATCCATCGAAAGAACGACAGCCGGTTTGACTTTGTGAACGGCTCGCGGATTGTTTACGGGGGCATGAACGATGAAAAGCAGCGCGAGGGCATCCGGTCGATTGAGGGCGCGAACGGAAGCGGCGCAGATATCATCTGGATGGAGGAGGCGAACCGCTTCACAGAGAAGGACCAGGAAGAGCTATACGGTCGTCTGCGTGGCACTGCCGCACCCTGGACCCAGTTGATCCTGAGCTGCAACCCGGATTCTGACAAGCACTGGATCAATCAGAAGTTCCGCATGCCATGGATCGCGGGCAAGATGCGCGATAGGGTGTCGGTGTACGAGACAAAGCCGACAGACAACCCATTCTTAAAGCCGGAGTATCTAGAGAAGCTACAGAGCCTCACGGGGCTTATGCGTGCTCGGTTGTGGGAAGCGCGCTGGTGCAGAGCGGACGGCGTGATCTATACGGATTGGGACCCTGACAAGCACATCATTGAGCCGTTCCCAATCCCGGCGCACTGGACGCGGTTTGTGTCCTGTGACTTGGGCTACGTGAACCCTCGCGTGGGTCTGTGGCTGGCCAAAGATCACGATGAGAACCTGTACGTCTACCGGCAGACGTACAAGACCAAGCAGACAGCAAGCGACCATGCGCAGCAGATCGTAGCGCTGTCGGCTGGGGAAGATCTTGGGCCGATGGTATGTGACCACGATGCAGCCGAACGCCAAGACTACCGCGAGGCCGGGCTTGACAACGTGGCAGCACGTAAGGATGTGGCGCTTGGCATGCAAACTGTCGAGGCACGACTTCGGGCCACCATCCAAAACAACGGAACTCCCAAAATCTACATTTTCCGCGACTGCCTAGCACATGAGCCAGATCAGGCGCTGATTGATGCGCACAAGCCATGGTGTCTGGAGCAAGAGTTTGACGGCTACATATGGGACACTGGCGCGGACGGCTCCAAGCTAAAGGAACAGCCGAAGAAAGAAAATGATCACGGACTAGACGCGCTCCGTTACGCATGCATGCACGCGGACAAGGCGCGGCTGGATCCAGCTGGCGTGCCAGCGGAAGACATCAGGCGTGAAGTCGAAAAAGCTATGAGAGAAGCTACTTTCGCGTATGATTCAGACAGGTACGGCGGTCTTGATCTTGGCGGTGGTGCTGGGTCGGGCTGGCTGTAGTAACATCGAGGGCAAGACGATGGATGACAAACTCTCTCCGATGGAGATTGCAGAGGCGCGCCAAGTCGCGATAAACGCATGGCGGCGCGATAAACCAGTGGTTCGCTTTGTCGTTCCGGTGCGACCTAAGGAGCCATGGCTACCATTTGACCAGCCATTTAACCCCGGCACACCGATCAACATCCCAACCATCAGGCAGGCAATGGTCGAGATCATCTGGTATCGATGCCCAGTCTGTCAGATGCCCATCCTATGGGGGCACGTTGATGGGGCGAGGAATGGTCCGCGAGAATGCCCGGACTGCTCTCGTGAGCAGTGGGAGCAGTTCGGCTATGAATGGGCAGAGGTGTGGCTGAAGATTGCGCATGAGCAACGTGCTCGCTTTGGCAAGGCGTTGCGCGAGATGGTGGAACAATTCGATGCTCTGGATCGATCATCACGGTGGTGGTGTCGCCGATTGTCATCACCGCAATCGGAGCGGTTCCGATCACAACATCCCCGCGCACAGCCGGTGAACGCTCCATCGGCTTACTGATGGCCTCGCGCCCGATCTCCGCGACCTTCTGGCATGTTTCCGCGACTTCTTCCCGCGCGGTGAAACGATTCAGCCACTCCATCGCAAGCATAGACGTTGTAGGCAATCCCTGCGGTGGAAATGGTGCGAACTGAGGACGTTGCCTGTGGGGACTGGATCAGACAGGGGATAAACATGTGGCAGGTTGCCGGAATCATTACACCAGCGGACGACCACTCGTCGCGAATACTGGATCTGACGATAGGGGCATCCACGTACAGAGTCAAGATGAGCAGCACGAGCGAGATAGAGCGAGTGCAGCCGCCCGTAGGTGACTAGGGAAGATGGCTTTGCAACTTGTACGCCACCACGCGCAGCGCTTCGATCGTCGAGATGATCGTGTTCTGAGTCACCGGGTCGAGTACTAGAATCGGTTCGCCACTGACTCGAAGCGAATCAATCATCGCGGACACTGACCCAAGCAGTGCGCGCGTGTATTTCTCGCAGGTGTCGCCGCTCGGATAGACGGGGATGGTTCCGATTGTGGCAGCCCGGTGCGCGTTCGGCTGCGCTCCCAAGTACCGCGCCACTTCTGCGAGTTTGTCGCGCTCGGAACTCGCAACCGTGGCGACTTCCTCGAACAGCAGATGGAGCCCGGCAAACGTCGGACCCTGTACGTTCCAATGGGCCTGCTTGGCATTGTCGTACAGAGTCCGAAGGTTGGACTGTGCTTGGTCAAGCACGTCGCCTAGAGCGATTCGGTTCGATTCTGCGATGGGTGCGGTGGTGGGGGTCATTCGCCTGTCTCCAAAAGCAAGATCCGTTCGTTGAGCACTTGCGCCTCCGCAGCTGGCAGCGCGCCCTTGATCTCAGCGGCCATCTTATCGACCCAGGCGCGCCCCTGTCCACTGCCATCGTCACCCCAGAGTCCCCAGGCAATGCGAGCATTGGACGGTGCCTGTAGGTTATTCCAGTGTCGCCCCTGCGAGTCGGATTCGTGGCGCTTGAAGTAGTGCGACATCCTTACGATATCTTCTGCACTCAGCCGACCGCGCAAAATGCGATAGGCGAGCTGGCGACCATCCGGTGAGCCGCCGCGCCTGTGCTGTGAGTGCCACTTGAGCGAGCGGGAAGCAGCCCGGCGCAGCGCTGGCGGGGCGGCGTAGGTCGTTTCATGGCTCAGCGTGGTGTCGTCTTGGGCGTAGCTGGCTTCGTCGTCAACGAGCGGAATACCTGCTTTCTCCAGGCAGGCGACAAGATCCACGGGCTGATCAAAGAAGCGGTCGCCCATGGCATCAACCATCGTTTTGAACGTAGTAGCAAACTGCTGCTGACCTGCGGCGATCTCCTTCTTCTCTTCGGGATCGCTCAGGTCGTACCAAAGCGAAAAACCATAGCGGTCAATGTCGCCTTCGATCTCGGGCCAAGCTTCCTCGTTTTTCTCAAAGCTGCCCTGATCGAAGTTGGCGCGCGCCCACACAGGAGCCACAAACGCAAAGCCGGTTTGTAGCACCGTCACGTCTGCGCGTCCGGCAATCCGTAGCAGGCCGGTGGCCTCTTTCATGGCAGCCAGCGAGCCACCTTTGACCGACTGTAGCAGGTTGTGACCAAGGATCAGGATTGCGACAAGCTCATCAAAACGAGTGAGCTGGTCCTTAAAAGTCCCATACCCCTGCGGATTCACCTGTACGTAATCGAAGTCGTAACCCCGCCCTGTTTCGGGATCTTGCGGGCACAGGACAAGATCGCCACCGCGCAGCATGACGTCCTTTTCGGCGACGCGCTGCACCTCCTTCTGCTCGCGCTTGAGCATGGGAGTGATGCGCTTCTTGATCGGAGTACCGACGCGCTGGTTGTACCCGATCCAATTGTCATCGCCGACGACCTCGCCGAAGTACAGAAAGGCAATCGCGGTGATTAGTCCTTCGAGGTGGGGGCGCTTGGAGCCCATCGAAAAAATGACCCACTCGCGGCCATCGCTCTGCGCGATCTTTAGGCCATCCTGGGCGACGACTTGATAGGTCCATAGGTCGGGGCGATAGCTTGCCGTGTTGTTGGTGTAGACGGTGAATCGTGGTTGCTTCTGTCCGTTGCACCATTCCCAATGCACCCGGCAGATACAAAAGCCAAAGAACAAAGTCCGCTCGATGATCTCGCCGCGCTGATTGTCGGGCAGCACACGCTGCCAGTCGTCTGCAAGCTTTTTCACAAAGGCATGAAACTCGGGCGGTGCCTCGTTTGGGACACGTAACTCCCAAGGAAACGCCTGAACGGCTTCGCGTCGTTTGTTAAGTGCGGACTTGATCAAGGCGTTCTTGCGACAGGCGTGAAAAAACAGTTCCGATCGAACGAAGGTGCCAGCGTAGTGCTCGGCGACCATGTCTTGGATCTGCTTCGATGTCCAACCGAGCGTAGGCGGCGGCGGAATGACCTCGCGAACATCACGAAAGTCCGCCGGGGACAACTCTTGCTCTGGGGCAGAATGAGCGGATGGGGCTGGCTTGGAGCGGAAGAGATCAAGGAACCAGTCAACGGGCTGCATGCGTCAACGTCGGCACAAACCGACGGGCGGCGCAAGGTGCTGCGCAGAACTGCGCATGAAGGAAGCTGGCGTTAGGTGGTGACGGAATGGCGGCGACTCGCCGGGATCGGCCAGGCGATTCCCTGCGACTGACAGAAAGAGGCAATCGCGGTTTTACACAAATATGTGAACGCTGGACGCGCTCCATTGCGTGCTGCATGCACTCGCAAAGCATCCTCAAAGGCACGATCTTCTTCGGCGCTAAACTCACAGGTACGGCGCACTGGCTTGATCTGTCGTGGCATATGCCCTCCGTTCTTCGCGTTTATGCGAACCGGCTTGTTTTGTCAAGATGTCGCGGTTTTTCTTAGGTCGTGAGCGAACCACTCGAAGGCCAACAGGAAGAAGCGCAAATCGTCGTCCTAGACGCGATGTCTCACCCTGCCATGCCTCGAATTGGGGCCGAGCCGCCGCGTGAGTTTCGGGTTTTCCGATGGGGTCTAAACAAGACCACCAAAGGCGATCTGTACCTCACCCCAGAAGGCGCGGCGCGGGTCATGGCTGCCTACATCAAGCATGGCGTCGTGCAGACACTTGACTATCACCACGCGACGTTTGACCCAGCCGCGCGACCGCAGGACAAGAAGTCCGCTGGTCAGTATCGGCTAGAGCTGCGCGGCAAGCCAGGCGATGAGTCGGGCGGTTTGTGGCTGGTTGATATCCAATACACGCCACCGGCAGAGCAGGCAATTCGCGACGGCGAGTGGCCCTATTTCAGTCCAGCGGTTGCGCATGATGCCAAGGGTGTGATCGTCGAGTACAAAAACACGGGGCTTGTGGCAAACCCCGGAACCATTTCAGCTACGCCGCTGATCCTGTCGGCGGAAGGGAAACCAATGGCAGACAGTAAGCGACTTGCTCGGCAAGCGATGCGCCATCTCGAAGCGGGCAGCAAGAAACTGACCGAGATGCGCGAAGGCGAAGCGGACGGCTCCGAAGTACGCCAGCTTTCAGACGAAGGTCTTGGGCTGCTCGGCGGCTACATGGACAAGCTCCGTTGTCACGCGGGGCTGGAAGCCTACGACGACGACGACAGCGATGAGATGACAGCCAAAAAGCTGTCGGATGCCGCTGCCAAGGTCAAAAAGGCCGATGACGACGCGGACGCCGCCAAGAAGGGCGAAGCCGAAGCGAAGTCGAAAGCCGACAAAAAGCAGATTCAGCTTGACGCGATTCTCTCGGCGCTTGGCATCACCGATGCAGATAAGGCCCCCGACGAGATCAAGGCCAAGCTTGCACTGCTGTCGGCATCGTCCGAGCGTGAGCGCAAAGCCGTGCGCGCCCTTGTCGATGCCAATGCAATGCGTCTGCCTGCAACGCAGATCCCGTCGCTCAAAGATGGCCCGCTTGAGGTTGTCTTGACCACGCTTTCAGCGCTGCCATCCAACACGCTCCCAACCGCTGCGGTCGCAGAAACGCCACCTGCGGCAGTGACCCTTACCCCAGAGGATTCAAAGAACATGGCCAATCCGACCGAACAGCAGAAGATGCTGCTGCATGCGTTCAGGGCAACGCTGAAGGCGTCCAGCCCAGACATGACCGAGGCGCAGCTTCAAGACGAAGCGATGAAGATGCTGTCCGAGGATGGCGGCATTTCAACCGATGCGCAGAGCATGCTGCTGGACGCGCAGCCGTTCCGGCGCGATCCGAACCTGCCCCGCAACAAGTTCGGCGAACTCGACGTGACCACGCTGTCCGCCGATGGTCGTCCGCGCGGCGAGGAGTTCCTGACCCTCGCTTCACATTCGCCGATTCGGGTGGGAGGTTAAGCCATGGCCGCTCTTACTCAACCAGTCAATCGCACGGGCCGATGTGAGCCCGCGTATCGCACCAATGCTTTTTATGTCGCCAAGTCGGGCTATGTGCTCTACAAAGGCGCGTTCATCATGGCGGTCGCGGGCAAAGCCCGTCCAGCGGCCTCCGGTGTCGCGGGTGCCGTGCTACTCGGTGTGCTCGCGGAGTATGCCGCAGATCGCATTGATGCCAGCGGCGGCGATGTCACCATCTCCGATGGTGTACGTCCACTGATGGGTCGGTGGGAAGTGGCGATCAGTGCAAGCGATCCGGTCAGCAATGCGAACATTGGGACCGCCGTGGCTCTGGCCGACGACAACACAATCAAGGCAACCATCGCCGCCAATGACGTGACCGTCGTTCTGCGCGACATCATCAATTCGACCACGGCGCTGGTCGAGATCGTTTAAGGAGCACCCAGATGCCCAGTTTGTTTGGACCCAGTTTTCAGACGACCAGCAGCGATCTGGCGTACTACCTGACCGGCGCAAAGCTCGCGTACCTGCGAGCGCTGGCTGGCAACAACAAGCAGCTTTTCCCGAAATTCGCCTACGTCCCGAGCATTGGCGGTCCGTCGTCGGCTGGTCAGATCATGACCGACACGGTGATGCGGGAAGATGGCACCATGGGAAAGGCGATGCGATATCGCTTCCCGATCGTCATCGGGTACGACCGCTGGAAGGTCTGGAAGCCCGGCGACACGCGGCCCAAGAGCGGACCCGGCTTCGTCGAGTTTGACGCGACCCTGGAACGGCTCGTCACCGACTCGAAGGAGGTCTACTTCTACGAGTTCGACCGCGATCCGTATGGAATCATCCGCGGACACATCCCGATTATGATGTCGCGTGCCCTGACCCTGTGGGATCAGCGTGTGGCTGCGGCTCTCGTTGCCAATGCAACAAACAAGATCGACAGCTTGCCGTTCTTTTCGCCGGACTCGGCAGCGCACCCATACAACCCACTCAAGCCTGGGCTGGGCGGGCAGGGGAACGATCTGGCTGTCACTGCCATCGACGTTCCGAACGTGCGCAACATCATCAGCAAGCTGTCCAGCGTGATTGGCCCCGATGGTCAGCCGCTCGATACTGCTGGCGAAGTCAAGATCATGTTCCTGATGCCGAATCGGGATCTCAACATCCAGATGAAGCAGGCGCTGCAATCGGCCATCGTTGCTCAGTCTGTCGGTGTTGCCGGCGCGGGCGTGTCCAATCCACTGCTCGGTGAAGCTGAGACGATGCTGTATCAGTATCTGCTCGGCACCGAAGATCAACCTGTCTTTGGCGGCAACAAGCAGCCGCGCGACCGTGTGTTCTACGCGCTTGCCGTCCCGGCTGGCGATGATCGCCCGATTGCGGTTCTGCCGGGCGAGCAACCGCGTCCGTACATCACTGGCGTGGACCCCAACAGCGCATTGAATGACACGGAAGGAAAGGTCCGCTTCGGTGCCGATGCTTTCGGTGCCGCGGTCACGACCGTGTGGCAGCGCGCGATCCGTTGCGTTCTGAACCCGGTGTAAGCCAATGGCAATTCAAGAATCGCTATCGACCAAACAGCTCACGATCCTGACCGTCGCACCGATGGCAGGCGCGGAAACGCTCGTTGCGGAAGTGTCGCGATTCAAGAAGCCATTTGGCTACAACGCGATCGAGTTCACGGTCACTGGAACCGCCGGCAGTGGCACGTACGAGGTGCTGCGTTGGTGGCCGATTGATCAGACGTGGCGATCCGAAGGACCGCGAGGCGCGACCCCTGCAACAGTGGCACTCACCGGAGCGGACTCGGTTCCGGTTCGCGTGTCGGTTCCGGTTGCAGAATGCTACCTTGCGATTTTCCGTTCCGCAGGTGCCATCGCTGGCGAAATGGCATTGATCGAGGCTCAGCAGCGGTAATGGGGTTTTTGACGCCATCGGGAGTGTTTGAGTATGCACCGCTAGGAGCAATCCCAAAGGCGGACATACCCGGACGCCGCGCGGGCGTCATTGGTCCCATCGCGTTTGCTGGCGCAAGCCTTGCGACGGTGACAATAACCGGCTGGCCTGTTGATGCAATCCAGTTTGTGGCCAAGGTCACGACCGCTGGCGACATTGGGACGGCACGGATTGCGTTTTCATCCGACGGAGGCGCAACCTTCGGTATTCCGGTACTCACCGAACTGAACCCCCTCCTCAACGGCTGGGCGTATGAGTTCGGCGATACCGGGCTGGTGTTTACGGCGTATCCAGCGACGGGAACCGATTTTGCGCTCGGTGACACATGGTCATGCACGACGACGGCCAGTCCGTGGATCGTGAATGTCTGCGCGGCTGCTGACGCATACCATGCCAAGTGGCGCAAAAATACGATCCAGGCGACTGTTACTGCCATCGATGAGGCGGACAAACTCATGCTGTATGAGTGGGTCCGTTGGAAGCTGGCAGCGGGTCGCGGCGATGTGCCCGAAGATTGGTCGAAGGCTGCGGACATCGCGGTCAAGCACTTCAAAATGGAGTCAGACGGAGATCTGCCGCTTAACACGACGCCAGACCCGGATGCCTACGTGTTCCCTGACATCATTCACCCCCGCCCGCCTTGGCAAAACCTGTCGGGCTGGAAAGCGTTCTAAGGAGCCTCTATGTCCGCCCCTGTGTTCAAATTCAAAGGCCTGGCCTCGACCTCTGGCTACACCATTGATCTGCGTCCCGATGGCTCGACCACGCAGCCGTGGACGCGATGCGGCGCGTTGACGCTGGGCTGCGTCAAGGACGGTGGCTCGGACTGTGAAATGTACGTCAAGCCAGTCTCGATCGCCGACGGTGCAGCGGCCCCAAGTGCGCCAACGTCGCTGGCTGATCTGTATGTTGCTGGCTCCAAGGTCGATGTGGTCTACCTCAACAACGCCCTGAGCCCAAGCGCCCAGATTGGAGTGGCACTGCCGCAAGGCTATGATCCGACAGTTCATAAGATCGGATACACGCACCTCCTCGTGTGGTGTATCGCGACCGGCGATATCAAGGTGTCGGGCTAATAATGCCGCGAGGGGACGACATACAGCGCCTAACGAGCTTTCTGCAAACCGCGGAAAACAAGCTCATGGGCGCAGCTGCGCAGGGGGTCAAGACTGGCCTAGAGCGCTGCTTTGTCGATTCCTTCGCGCAAGCCAGGGATGTGAACGGCAAGGCGTTCCGGCGTCCAAAGGATGGCCATTCTCCGCCGATGTTCCGCACGGGCGCGCTCATGAATGCCATCGTAGGCGGTGTCACCATCGGACCTGGTTGGAATGTGACCGCATCCGAAGAAACGGACTACGGTAAGTTTCTGCGCGACGGCACAAGCAAGATGGATGCTCGCCAGTTCATCCCGAAACCAGCGCAGCCACTACCGGCGGCATGGGATCGTAAGGTGCGCGCCGAAATGGATCGTGCGCTGCGGGGTGTCCAATGAGCCTGATGACGCCACCGTGGCCATACAGCGCCGTCCAAGTGCTGCGGGTCATTAACACGGAGCTTGCCCTGCGTCTCAACTCCTCGCCGTCTCAAATGGGACCGGCGTGGATTGTCGAGTCAGGACAGATGGCGCTGTCAAAGCCGGGCTCCTTTCGTGTGGTCTGGTCGCTTCAGGGTGGCCCCGTCGAAAAAGGCTTTCAGTTTCACGGGCCAGACATGCCAGCACCTGGCATTGCAACGCGGCTGTGTCGTCTGGAAGCCAAGATCCAAGCGCTTAATCCGAACGTGTCAGGGATCACTGACGAGACAATCAAGGCTGCTGAAGATGTGATTCGTGCCTTGATCATCGTTTGGCAGCAGAAGAAGCCAGCCGACTACGACGATATGCAGGAAAGCTGGGACGAGTTCACGGCTAGCCCTGGCCAGCCAATGGTAGTCGCCAAACTATCCGTGGTGCCCAAACTCTGCGTGCTCGGCGACGAATATTTGTTCAAAATCATCGACGAGGTTCAATCCTCCGGGGTGCTCAACAATGCTTGATCTATCCGCCCTTGCGGGGGCTGCGTACCAAGAGAAGCCGGGACTCGACCATTCGCCGGGCACCATTCGCGCGTGGGGCGTACAAAAGAAGCTTCCTGAGTGGCTGATCGAGGCCATGGCGGTTAATCGCCCCGTCAATGAGACGATGGACGAAGTGACATTTGTCAAGCTTGCCAGCGAAACCGCCGGGCTTCCGCTCGGTCGAAAGGTGTCCTAATGCCTTCCGTACCTTCCTCAGAGCTTACGGCGGTCAATAACCTTGGGGCCAATGTTCCGCCGGTTCCCAGCCGTGTTGGTTTGGTGCTCGGTCCGACCGTCAGCGGCACGGCAAACAGCATCATCCTTGACGACTCGGTCAACACAGCGCTGGCCAACTTCGGCGCGGGACCGGGAACCGAGGTCGCGGGCACTGCGCTGACTGAGCCAAATCACGGCACGGTCTACCAGATCAAGACTCCGACCTCTACTGCTGGAACCATTGGCAGCGTCACCAAGACGACTGGAGCGGTCGTAGGCGCGGCATCGGATGCTTATGGCGCGGTACTGAGTCCCGGCGCAGATGTCAATGGTGATGTGCTTTTCACGGCCAAGGTCGCGAACGCAGAACTTGAGATCGTCACGGGTGCCGCGGAAGCCACCTCTGTTGTCGGTTCCCATGTCAAGCTCACCATCACGGTTGGGACCACGACGGGAGCCTCTTTGGCGGCGCTGATCACAGGCGACCCTGCGGCGTTGGCGCTTTGGGGCGCGGTCGCTTCTGGCACAGGCGCAAGCCTCAACAGTTCGACCCTTGCAACGTATAGCGAAGCAGCAGGGCGGATCGTTTTTCAGGCGCTCAAGGCCGGCATCTCGTACAAGCTCACCGCATCGGTTGCCGGTCCTCCTGGCCCTGCTTTGGTGGCGCTTACCACGGGCGGCACGGTCGTTGAGGTCACGCTTGCAACCAATGTCAACGGCGAGAAGGCAAGCGATGCGCTGACGATTCAGTCGCTTTTGGTGGCTCTTGCGGCTGCCAATCCTGGCGTGTTCACCACTGCGCTTGCTGGTTCTGGATCTGGTCTGATCGGAGCCAAGACGATCACCTCGCTGTCGTTCGGCTCCACGGGAACCATGACCGTCAGCGGCACGCCGAACGATACCTATAGCGTCACGGTGCAGATTGTGACTGCTGGTGGACTGGGAACGGCTGCTTTTCAGGTCGCGCTGGGCACCTCGAATGGCGTGCCCATCTTCGGCTCGGCAATCTACCAGATTCCAGCTGGTGGCGTGATTGTCATTCCCGAAACGGGCCTGACGCTGACTTTTGCGGGCACGTTCGATGCTCTCGACAAGTGGACGTTTGACACCGTGGCTCCGTTGTCCACGATGGCAGACGTGCTTTCGGCGCTGACCTACTTTATGGCGCGCCCTGAGCAAGCCAGTCTGATCGCGATTGCCGGTCAGATCCCGCTCGTCGCGCTGCCCGCCTGGGTTGCAGCCCTGAATGTCGCAGCAAACCAGCTTGAAGCGGTCAAGAAGTACGTCCGCATCATGATGGAGATCGAAGGCCCTGCCGTTGGCCAAAGCAACGCGGCATGGGGAGCGGCGGTCAACGCGGCTGTGATCAATCTATCGTCCGCCCGGCTTTGCATCTGCGCGGGCAAGGTGGTGGGTGTTTCTGCGCTTCCACTGCCACAGCCGGGACGACCGGAAACCGTCGTTTGCATGCGCAATGGGTTTGCGCGAGCGCTGGCGCTTGATCCTGGCATTGATGTCGGCGACCAAACCGTCAGTGGCGCACTCACTTCGGTGACATCGGGGCTGCAAACTGACGTGGCAGCGTCCTTGGCAGCGGCGCGCCTTTCGTATGGCTACCTGCTTGCGGGTGTGCCAGGCATTCAGTTTGAGGGCTTGCTGTTCGACTCTCCGACTGGTGACTTCACCTACTTGGCCTATGGTCGCGTGCTCGATGCGGTCATGTTTGTCGGCTACCTGCGGCAGACCAAGTATCTGAGCACCGCACAGCGCCGGAACCTAGACGGAACGATCAAACTGTCGGCGGCGGTTGCAATCCAGAATGATCTCCGGAACACCGTGATCAATCTGCTCGGCTCGCAGTTCAATGATCTGCAAGTCGTCGTAGATAGAACCAACACCGACGGAAAACTGAAAATCACGTACTACGTGCAGCCGCTCCTTTACATCAAGGAGATCATCGGGCGCGCGGGTATCAAGCAGGTGTTGCTGACGGCAACGCAGACGCTGTAGGAGTCACACCATGGGCGTTATCGACGTATCCACCCCCGGCTATGCTCTCGACATCGTTGCGAGCAACTTCCTGTTTGATGGTGACACCCTGAGCGCTGCAATGCGGTCGCTGGAATGGAACCTCAACCAAGAGGAAGAACTGATCCATCTGCAAGGGCTGCAAGATGCCCAGGCGCGCACCAAGGGACATCGCACCTACTCCGGGTCGTGTGAATGGCCCATGAAACAGTGGATGCTGTTTGTACAGAAGCAGGGCGGACCCGATGCGGTGGGCTCGCGCGAGTACACGATGGAAGCCCAGGGCACGCCTGACGGAGACACTGCGCTTTATCAGGTGAGCATGAAGCGCTTTCGCTTCCTCAATGTCGGCGTGAACATCGACAAATCAGCGTCGATGGCCAAGCTTACGTTTTCGTTCCTGAGCGTCGATTACGACGTGGTTTCCGACTAGATGGCTCCGGCGCATGGTTGATTGACTTGCCCTCGGTGGCCATGCGCCGGGGTCACTACGAGGGCAATCACTGAGGGCAAACAGATGATTTCAGAACAGCAGATCGAGGCACTGGAAGCGGTCCACGGGCCAGATATGGTCGTGGTCCTGACTGTGGGCGATGAAGAGTTCGCGTTTCGACGGCCATCGGCAGCAGACGTAGATTTCATGCTCGACGCCAAGGAACGCGGCAATACGAGTTTCAT